CGCCATACAGATAGCAAAGAAGAATTACCCCGACACTATACACCTTGGCGATGTGCGCGATGTATGGTGGCCTGAGACTTTTGAAGGCTTGAAAATAGACCTGCTGCTGGGCGGCTCACCTTGCCAAGGCTTTTCATATGCTGGCAAGGGGCTGAACTTTGATGACCCAAGGAGCAAGCTGTTCTTTGAGTATGTCCGGCTATTGAAAGAGGCGAAGCCAAAGTATTTTCTGCTGGAGAATGTCCGAATGAAACAGGACAGCCAAGACATCATCAGTGAGTATCTAGGCGTAGAACCAGTGGCAATCAATAGCAGTTTGGTATCAGCACAGAACCGTTACCGATTATACTGGACAAACATACCCTTTGAGATGCCAGAGGACCGAGGCATCAAATTGAAAGACATTCTTGAGGATGGTTATGTGGACAGAGACAAGGCTCACTGCCTAGATGCCAACTACTACAAAGGCGGCAACCTCAAGCAGTATTTTGAGAAACACCGAAGGCAGTTGATTTTTAGCGAGGATGGGCTTTGTCATGTAGGGGACGCTGACTTAAAGGGGCATAGTTATGTTCGCAGAGTTTATCACCCAGAAGGAAAAGCACCGAGCCTATGTGCTGCGTCTGGCGGTAATCTTGAGCCAAAGATATTGCAAACACCTCGAGGGTGGAACAATGGAGGTTTAAAAGCGCAGGATGGGAAAGTGCCATCGCTAACAACATCTTCTTGGGAGCATAACAACCACTTAACCTATGATGAAGGGTTCACTTGGAGAAAGCTATTGCCGATAGAGTGCGAGAGATTGCAGACTGTCCCAGACAATTACACGGAAGGCGTAAGCAACACGCAAAGGTATAAAATGCTGGGCAATGGCTGGACAGTAGATGTCATAGCAAGCATTTTGAAAAATCTAAAAAAATAAAAATGTCCCAGCAGTATTACTATGCACTTAGGTAGTGCAATACTGTATTACAATGCAGTATTGCAATGCCTTTCTTTGTATTGCTTTGTAAGAATTGCTGGCGGCGAGTCGCCTTATAGGTGGGCTTTCGCCGCTGATGAAAGAAGTGCAATGCAATGTTTCAATGTATTACTGCAACTTTCATGCCTATACGAAGTATCATATTTCAAAGCCAAAATCAATACCACCTAAGCATTTTGCAACTGATAGGTGAGAAACTCCCTGACCAGCATACACCATGTGTCGAAACTCACCGTCACCGTATCAGGCTTGCCAGCATAGTCTATGTTGATAAATGAAAGACGAACTACGCACTTTGGCTCAGCCCTGTCATACTTAAATATCAGTACAGGCTCGGCGTTCTGAGCAATGGCGGCCTTTTCCACCTGCTCCCACCAGTCCTGATGGTAATGCCCACCGTTCGCCATCTTGTACCGCTTGCACTCGATGACGATGCCGTCAATGCCGATTAAATCGCCCCTGTCTCCGGCCCTATACTGCTCCAAGTCACGCTTGACCGTGATACCGAGGCTTTCTTTTATCATAGCCGCCACTGTGCGCTCGAATGACGCACCTTTATTCCTGCCGTTCGTCATCTTTCCTAATCCACATCACCCGTCCTTGCCACCTGTTCCAGCCGGACAGCCAGCGCACTTCCCAGCCTTCCGGCACTGGGTCATCTTCCATAGCATAACGGAATACCGTCTGCTTCTTTGGCCTACCACTCTCTTGTGAAGGTGATTTCAAATTCTTCTTCATCTTCCTGTTCCTTGACGATGCCATCACCGCCGCATTTCTGGCAGTCCATCACTACCCCTATCAACTCCCCTCCGCGCCACGACATCGGGTCAGCTTGCCCTACCGTGTACTCACACTTGCCGAGACCATCACATTCATCACATTCAATCCACTCTTCCATCACTAGCCTCCACTCTCTGCCGAAAGAAATCCTCAGCCCCAACTTTGCCGCCCGTTATCTGATGAATGGTGAACATCGTTTCCGGCGAAGGAAAACGCTGGCCCTTCAACAGCCTTGTGACAGCCGCCGGAGACAAGCCACACTCTTGCGCGAATCTCCGCTGGGTTATCCCTGCTTGTTTCAGATAGTCAGATAAAAACATAAAAAAAGTTATATCACCCTATTGACAGGCTGGCAATACTGTTCTAAGTAGGGGGTGGCAGTCGGGGATAGGTCAAACTGTCGCACTCTTAACAGTGTTAACCTGGTTAAAGTCCTATCCCCACCCTTAGAGGAGGGCGATATGGATTATGAAGTACCAGATTATAGTGAGCATTATGGCCGCTATCATGTGTCGGCTTCCGGCGGCACTCAAACCACCGATGAACACATCCTGAAGCTATACCTTCGCAAGGAACACGGCATGGGCTTTCCTATGTCTTCACGGCCCAGAGCCGGACAGATAGTCCAGCGCATCTGTGACTTGCACCTTGGCCTCGATGACTACAGCCCTATTCACGGCCCTAAACAGGGGATGGATATCACGGAAGCTATCGCCAAGGGTGTCCAAGAGTTCAAAACATTTGAGCCGCTGACCTGGGACAACGGTATGGATGCCGAAGCTAAGGAACAGTTCACGGAACATTTAGCTACAATGGCTATTATAGCCATGCAAGGCATCAAAGAGTTCTTTGGCGATGAGGAAATCATCGGAGAATATCGGCGGTACTACAAAGACCCTGAGATTGACGTGCCTGTCCTGCTTCTACTGGATTACGCAACGACTGACAGGCAGATTGACCTGAAATGCTCCCTGCCTCTGCGCAACCCACCGAAAAAAGACGGGACTAGGACGTGGCGTGTGCCAAAACCACGCACCGAACCTACTCCGCAACAGGTTATGCAACAGGCAGTCTACTGGAAGGCTACTGGATTACGCCCAGGACTGCTTTTCGTAACCGCTGAGGGCTATCACATAGCTACAGAGGATAACTGTGACGCTCTGAAGCCAGAGGCCCTAGAAGAGGCTTATAACGAGATTGTCGGGCGATGGCTAGTAGTCCAGAACCTGATGAAGGCGGCGCAAGGCAACTGGAAGAAACTTTTTGGTATGGTTGCGCCAGATTACAGCATGATTTCCAGCCGTCACGGGCCGGAAGTCCTGCAAATTGCTAAACAAGCGTGGAGATTGCAATGAAAGAAGCATTTTATAACTGTGTAGTATGTAACTTTAGCTGGGTTGTTACTTGGGACAAGTCAAAGAAGAAGCATGAGATGCGCGACACCTGTCCTCATTGCCTTGACTATGAGACAACCAGCGTAACAATCCCATACTTTGAGAGTGAGGCGAGGAAACATGAGCAAGCAGACCAATACCGTTAATAAGGACACGGCAAAGGAATGGCAGCGTTTATTTAATGAGATGTTCGCTGTGCCAGCTGTGCCTAAGATTCACCCGAATCAGGCTAATCGTTCCTACATGAAGTTCAACAACTCTAAACCAACGCCAAGGAGGGCGAAATGAGACCACTGAAAATTGAAAAGAATGTTCCTATCCCACGCAAGACCATCAGGTCTATATCTTGGAAATGTATTGCTGAAGAGATGGCGGTGGGAGACTCTGTGAAAATCAAGGGCAAGACCGAGCATGAAACTAGGTGCAAGGTGGAGGCATTGAAAACAGCTATGCGCAGTCTTGGCTTCAAGGCCATACAGCGGCAAATGACCAGAGGCAATCGCACCAGCTACAGGGTGTGGAGAGTGTTATGACGGAGACCGAGCAGGAACATGCTCAAGCCATTGACTTTCAGCAAGAGAAAATCAAACGGCTGGAGAAGCGTGTCGAGGAACTGGCTGATACCCTGTTCTTTGCGATGCGCATGATGAGCAACTATATCGACAAGATGGAGGATGATGTCTATGGGAAATAAAATCTTTGATGCTATGTCCCTAGTGCAGGAATATAGCAAGAAACACGGTGTGGCACAGAGGGGTGGTAAAATTTACACCCAGGTTGTGCATCGTATGGAGGCTTTCAGACAAGTCTTCGGCATAGAGTTTGGCGTTGATACGCAGATTCTCGTTGACGATGGACAGCGTGTGGTAGTAAAGGCTATCATTACCAATGAAAACGGAATCGTAATCGGTTCTGGAATGGCTGAGGAAATCAGAGGCGAGGGCCACGTCAATAAAACGTCTGCCCTTGAGAACTGTGAGACCTCAGCTGTTGGCCGCGCCCTAGCAAGCATTGGTCTCAGCGGTGGCGAATACGCCAGTGCCAATGAGATTGAAGCAGTGGGACGGAAAGAACAGAACCTGAAGAATCAGGCGGGGTCTGAGAAGCCCGTGGGTAGCCCTCCTCCCTCTGCTCCGGCTTCTCCCCCGTCTGACCCACCCCGACAATCTGACGATACCGAGGATGCAGACAGGAAGCTGTATCTTGAGGTAGCCGGTATGTTGCCGACAAAGAAAGCCAAGGCATCCGTTGAAGACTATTTCGGGCAGATGAAACCAAAGCTGGATGAACTCAAAGCCCGTAAACCCGATAGGTATCAGCACATTCTACAGCTGTTCCTTGATAGACTAGACCAAGTATAGGAGAAAACTATGTCTACAGAATATCTCAAAGTCATGTCCCTTAAAGTCTTCCCGAATGATACGGGCAAGGTGAAGTGGGGTAACAGTAAGTTCGAGCCGTGGAAGGATGGCGCACCTGGCGATATCCATTTCCGTGCTGGCCAGCAGTACAAGGTCAGCGTCTTTGACAATGGCGATGGAAGCCTCGGCATCACCTTCAGCATTATGAAGAAGAGCGATGCCTATGCTGGCGGCTCTGACAGTCTTGCCGGTGACCTGAAACAGGGTGGCCTCAAAAAGATTGCCTCCGAACTGCAAGCCAGTCGTGGCGGTCTGGATGATGACATTCCGTTTTAATGGAGCCGTGGCATCAAATACTGGTAGCTGTCTATGATGAAGGGCTGATGTTGCACATTGACGGCAAAGGCTACTTCTACCGGCAGACAGTTGACCAGCAGTTGAATATGGCTAAAGAACTCATAGAGCGTAGCCGAAAGAATCCTGGCAAGGATGACGTGACAGACTATCGGGGCGCATGAGGAAGCCAAAGAAAAACAAAAAGCCAGCGGACGCGAGAATCGTTACTTGCGTCCACTGCAACACCAGACACTACGCCGTAGAGGGCGGCTGGGTAGTGAATGGATTAGACGAAGTTCTTTGTTATAACCAGAGGAGGAATTGTTTCGATGAAATGCGATACATGCGGTCAAGTGCTAGTAACCAAGCAATCTTGGAGAACGTACCACACAAAGACGAAGAGTAAGTTTCGCCGCTTGGGTGATATTGTAGCGGTCATGGATGAAGTCATGGGTATTAATGTGGAAGATTTAAGAAAGCGGCGAAGAAGCCTGATATACACACAGCCACGGGTTATATACGCTAAACTTGCTGCTGAGTTCACTAGCTATACCTATACAACAATAGCCAGATTCATTGACCGTGACCACAAAACAGTCATGTCAGCGCAAAATACTTCGCTGATTGCAGAATACAATGACTATTATCACGAGATACGCGAGAGGCTGGAGAAGGCTACTTCTTCTTTGCGACAGGCTTCTTAATCATCTTGGGGGTGGCTTTCTTAGCCATCCCTGCTTTCGGTGGACGGCCACGCCTTGAGCCGTATGTACCTTTACCCATTGGCATTACTTCTTCCCCTTCTTTGATTTGTTACGCTTGGATATAGCTGTCGCCTTCTTCTTAGCGTCAGCCTTCGATGATGCACCCCACGCCCTTAGCGAGAGAAGCAATCTGGTTGGCTTGCCGTCCTTGTATTCCGGCCCTTTCATGTTCCCCATTCTAGCAAGGAAACTAGCACGTCTTGGATTGTCACCGCTTCTAACAGGCCGCTTCAGGTTCATGCCCTGCGCACGGGCAGAACGCCGCCCAGCCTCATTCAGGCCACCTTTCGGGTTCTTGCCAGCCTTTCTTTGCCACGCCGGAGTCTTAGCCATTGTCTATACTTCGCATCCTCTTGACCAAACGCATCGCCCTGTTCGGAACTTGACGATACCACTTCGAGTCCACCATCTGATTCGCTGCCTCCACAAAGTCCCTTGCATCAACAGCCTCCTTCATCATTTTGAACTTGCTCAGTCTAGGCAAGCCCAGGTTGAACATCATATTCGCAATGATAAGCTGCGCCTCTTCTGGCAACTCGTCAAAGTCTTCATATAGATTATGACAGTCTTCGATGACCACCGCAATATCTCGCTCAAAGACTTGCGCAACTCTTTCTCTGGAGACAGGTGTGCCGACAGGTTGCCCGTGTTCAGGGTCAGCTGGCCGTATCAGGTGGCCAATGCCGAAGGTGGGGAGGCCGAGGTGGTCAAGGTAAACTTCAAAGCGACAGCCTTCGTCAGCGGAAAGCTGCTCACGCAATACATCAAGATTCATCTTATTACTTCTTCTTTTTCTTGGCCTTGGCTTTTCTG